TTTTATCATATCCTGAAATTGTATTGATGCTAATATTTTCACTCATTAATTAACAACTTTAAAATAGTAATTATCATCAAAAATTTTGGTAGAACCATTGATATTAGTTTTAATTAAAATAGAGTAATATCTTTCAGGCTCTAATCCACTCATATAAACATCAAAATAATTCCCATTTGCATCAGAACTAATTTGAGTATAATTGTCGTCGAAATTAACAACATATTCGTTGGTATCCAAGTCTTTTATTGCATAATATGAAGCAGTTGGTAAATAATTTAAATTAGTAAATAATGAGGATGTTTGGTATACTCTAGGAGGATACAATGGGCTTACGTTTATATAAAATCTATTTTTACTAGTAGGATAAAATACACCTGGGTTTTCTGAGAGTGACATTTTTAAATCTACTGTATTTACAATACTTCCAGAAGCTGAACCTGTTAATACTGAGGTGTAATCTCTCCATCTGAATTCTAAACATGGAGGATAAATTGTATTTGTATCAACACTATAATATTTAAATATAGGTTGGTTATTTTTACTATTGTTAAATTCTAATGAACCGGTTAATTTAACTATAAAACCATAATTTGGAATAGATCCTAAAATCCAAGAATTAACTGGGGTTGTCACATTAGCTTCAATATCTTTAGTATCACGCAATTCAAAAGATTCTGTAACTCTAAAATTAGAAGTTAAAAACCAATTACCTCCCCCTTGAGAAGAGTATGTTGAATTATATGAACCTGTATATAAAAATCCACCGATAGAACCACTCATACTCCACACCCCAGATCCTGAATAAGAAGAGAATCCCCAAGAAGCACCATCTGTTTCTTTTGGGTTATCTAAGTAGTATCCGGTTCCATTATTCCAAGATTGAGCTAAAGGTAAAATTTCTAAAGTGGTATTTTGGTTTAAACCTTGAGCTTCAGCAATAAAATTTTTAAGATATATACTAGAGGTAGCACCACTAATTTTATTAGTTACTATATCATTAATTTCATTTTGATCAAATTGAACTAAATATCTAGCTACTTCAGGATTTCCATCAACTCCTAATTTGTTAGAAACTTCTAAAATAGCATCCAACCCAGTATTCATTGTTGGATAAGCAGAATATAGAGTAGTATCTTGGGTTGGAAATATTTTATAAACAGCCATTGATTTATTTTATTATAAATATAAAATTATAAAGGAACTACTTTTCCTTTTATATCTTGATCAGGATACCTTACTTCAAAAATACTAGGATCTAATGAAGGATATATTACTTGATTTAAAGTTGCTGAGGTAATATCATAAGCAAATGAAGAATATCCTGATGAGGTCCCAGCTTTATTTGAAATCATAATATTTTTAACTGTTTGGACTCCTTTAATTTTATCTAATAACACATATAAATTTTTTAGTAAAATTGGTTGATTTATTTGCCAATTATCAATATTAAAATATGCTTTAAGTCCAGTAATACATTCTAGTAAAACTTCATTATTATTATATTCAGGTAAAACTATAATTTCAAAATCTACGCCTATATTAATTATATATGCATCTCTAATTTCAATATTATCTCCAATCATTCTGTATTGGGACATATAAGTTCTTAAATTATTTTTTAATATTTCATTAGCATAATTTAAATATCCTAAACTGTTTAAGGACAATACATATAAATTTAATGTTTCAATGGTTGAAACTTGATTATCAGTTAATTTAGGTTGTTCAATATATGCTTTAGAAATAGTTCCATAATCAGAAGGCATACTTAAAGCGCGAATTAAATAGTCATCTGCTGTAACTGATCGTTTTTGAGAGGCTACTAGTGCTAAAGAGTTTTGGCGAATTTGTTCTAATGACTCTGGTCCTGTTCCTCCAGCGGCCGAAAATAAATTAATAGCTGTTAAAGAATTAAAAACATAATTAGCAGTTGCTGGATTGAGAGATTGTTGGGAGAATTTAACATTACTTTTAACTAGTGTATTTAATGTATTAGCATCAACATTAGAAGATACTCCTCCTCCAACTAAATATCTAACTGTTAAAGTAGTATCAGATGGAGCAATTCCATAAGTTCCAGTATAAAGAAAATTTACTGGAGAATATGCTGTTGTAAGTTTATCTTGTTTAAATGGTAATCCAATTCCTATATTATCAGCATTTGGAATAATTTCTTCTGTGGTATCATTAGGGGCTCCAGCACCAAATTGAATTTGAAGATTATTTAAAGAAGTAAATCGTGTTGCAAAACGTCTTGCTACTTTTTTTAATCTTAATAAATATGGAACACTATTATCAGAATAATTAGGGTCATTAATGTTAGTATTTTTAATAGAATCTATTACCATTTCTTGACCTAAATGATCTACTTCATACCACTTATTTCCATCTGAATCTGTTATGTCTAGTATTTTTATTATATTAGCATCTCCAATATCAATTGTAGTAAAAGGGACAGGGGAAGAAAAACTAAAAGTTAATGTTTTAATTTCAGCAGAAATTGCCCTTCTAGTTTTTTGTAAAAGAAAATATTGAGGAGAATTTCCTGCTATTTGATAAACTGTAACTTCTGTTGGATCTTGAGAACTAGATACAGAAAAATCTATTTTATCTTGAATTAAAAAAGGATTACCATTTGGAGAAGTTATAACAGTATTTTCATTTATTGTCAGAGCATAATCATAATCAGGTAAAGCAACTGATGCTGAGGTTTTAGAAGGAACTTGTTGATAAAATGTAATATCTACTTGAGCAACTCCTGTTACTTTTGGTTTATATCCAAACATATATGCTAACTCAAATACATTGTTTGTTTGTTGAGCATATTGTAAAAATGTTTCTTGAAATTGGTTGTCTAAATAGAAACTTAAAACATCTCCAACATATGAAGCTTGTTCCATAAACATCATACCAGGTGATGCAGGAGAAAAATCATTATATGTTTGAGGAAAATATGTTCGAGCATATTCTATTAAACGTGCTCTAAAACTAGAAAAATCTCTGTTTATATATTTTATATCTCTATTTACTGTGGCCATAGTTTAAAATTGGAAATTTAATACTCCTGCAATATTAGAATTAGGAATATAATATTTTAATTGAATTATAAGAGCATTACTATTTTGCGGGTCTATTAAAACCTCTAGAGTATTTATTTGCACCATAGGAAAAACAGTTTCAAGTTTATTTTGAACATAGTTTTTAACTGTTTCTGGGGTAATAGTAGAATTTTGGTCAAATAAAAAACTTTTTAATCCTGCCCCAAAATTAGGATTTAAAGGTAATTCTCCAGGATTAGTTAAAAAATAATTGATAAGATTATTTTTAACTGCTTCTTGGGTAGTATATGAAGAAGTAAAAACACTTGGACTTGAAAATGGAATAATAACTCCTAACCCAATATTTGGATTTAAATTTACAGGATCAATATATTGGGGGTTAAATGCCATTATTTACTATTCAATAAATTCATAATTTGATCCATTCCTACTTCACCAGTACCTAAATTACCATTTACAGGATCACTTACTTGAGGTTTAAATGGTATTTGAGCGTCACGTGAAGTAAAACTTAAAGCAGTTTCATTCATAATATCCATATATGCTTTTCTTGTATCCATTACAGGTGGTGTAAATGTAGGTTGAGAAGGTTGAATTGGGTTAGTTGTTGGGGTAAATGATTCTCTAACAACCGTTTTAGATGATTTTAATGCTTCCAATAAAATATCTTTTAACTCTTCTTGAATTACTTCTCGTACTGCTTCTTTAATTAATTTTTTAAAATCTGCACTTTTCATATGATTATAAATATAGGGTTAATCTGCTTTTAAATTATTTTGTTGAATATAGAATGCAAGTTCATCAATTAATATTTGATCAATAGAGCTAAATGACCATTCTCCTTTTAACATTACAACACCTTTTTTATTTGTTGCAATTGCTCTTCTACGTTTTAAAGGTTTATTTGTTACTTCTGTTTCAACACCCATTGTAAATCCATTTACATCAGTAACTACTGGGGATAATTGATTAGATTGTTCAGTAGTTAAGGTTGTAAGTTCTAGGGCAACTGTTTCTTGTTCAGCATTAGGATAACATTTTTCAACAAGTTGATCAAGTAAATTTAATAGTTGGAGTGCTTGTAAAAGAACTTGTCTTAGTAAAACTAAAATAGTTAATGTACTTGAATTTATTTTTTTTAATTTACCTATAAGTTTGTCAAGTCTATCTTTATTATCTTGAATAGCTAATACAACATTAGTTGGAAGTCCAGGCACACCAGGAACACCTGTTGAAGTTGGGATTGGTAAATTTTTCAATATATTGAAAGCTATGTCTAATCCTTCTATAACTCCACCAGAAATTCCTAAAGCTTTAGTAGTACTATCTATTAATGTTAAAGTATTATTTAATTGTTTAACTAATTTATTTTTTCTACTTATTAAATCTGTTAATTCATTTTGTGGAGGGCATGAAGATTTATTATTTATAGTATTTGTAATTTCATTTTTACCTTTAGAAATTAAATCAGTAGCTTTAGTTACTCCAAAAGCTGCTGTCATAGTTAGTATGGCTGGGATTAAAGTAGATTTAACTGTATTAATTTGATTAGATAAACGTTCTTGGGAAAAATAATCTGCTCCTTTACTTCCTTTAGAAAGTTCTTTAACTTGATTTACATCTAACTGAGATGCCTTAATTTTATCTTGTTCTAAAGCAACATTTGTAGGAATTAAAGAAATTACTCCTAAATCAGTTTTAGCAGTACCATCTCCTTTATATGGGATTACTTCTATTGATTCATACCCTGGTTTTGAGATAATAACTTTTGTTAGATTTTTTGGGTCATTATTTGAGGGTAATGAAGAAGATAGATTAACCGATATTTGTCCATTAGTTGTAGCCATTAATTCAGGTATTTTTATTAGTTAAATTCAATAGTTACAGGCACACTAGTCGGGGTTTCAGGTCTTAGAGGTTCTTGACTTCCAGGGGTTATATTAAGAGGTTCTTGACTTCCAGTGATTATATTAACTTGTACTCCTTCAATTGGTTGGTTTGTTTCACTATTAATTACTGTACCTACAGTTGTTGTTACACGAGGAGGGACTGGAAATTCCCATAAATTAATTATAACAAAAGTTTGTAGTATTCCTGGTCCAACTAATTTTACAGACTGCAAATATTTATTTAGGCTAATTACAGTTGCTTCACTTTGAACAACAGTATTATCACCGTTTCTAGTTTTACTAAAAATTATACACCCAGAAGATGAACCTTCAGAAGAACCATGATGTATCCAAACCCCAGAAAAAGCTACTCCTACTGGGTTATCACCACCAGTTTCAAAGTTTTGTGAAACAAAAACATCTTTTTCATAAATATTAATACCTGAACGGTCACTAATTGAACTGACTCTTAATCCTTTACCTTTATACCAAGAATTAGGAATAAAATCACTACTAGTTTCACCAGAAAGTACTACATTATAAACTTGAGAAGGTACACCATTAAATTTACTAGCATCTTTTATATTATCAGGAGTAGCAGTTTTATCTTGAACTTTTTTATCTATTCTAACTGCATCTTCAACAACAAATCCTAAAATTTGTTTATTATACCACATTGTACCACTAGTTCTTCCTCCTTTAGAAGTAGTAGTATTAGTACTTTCTCTAACTAAAACAAAATATTTAGGGTTTGAAATTAAAATTTTAATTGATTCTGGGAGTGAATTAAAAGCAATGTATTTACCATTTAAATTTACTCCAATTGGAGAGGGTAAATTAACTGCTGTTGTATAAGGATAATTAGCCATATCAAATAGTTTTTACAAAATTAGATTTAACATTATCTATATTATCATAAACATTTTCAAAAATTTTTTGAGCTGAATTTGCTACTGCTAGCATGGTTGAATTAGGAGCAGGAACTCCACCTGGCCAATCTTGAATAACTTTTAAAGCTTCAGTAAGATTTTTTAATTCATTTATTAGAATTTTTAAATATGTTACCGTATCATCTCCTTTTAATACAGATTGAGAAGCATTTTTTCTACCTAGTCTTATATCAGTTCCATCAAGATATATTTGTTTAGCTTCTATATTAACACTGTTATTTGAAGATAATCCAACAGATTTTTCTCCACTAATTAATACACTATCTTTTTTAGCATTTATAACAACCCTATCTGAGTTTAAGATAATTTGGGGATTTGTAAATTGAGAAGGTGTGGTTGGGGGAGAGGTATAGGAAACAAAATTTTCATTTGCTATACTAAATGGAATTTTTTGATATGAAGTTAAATAAATAGATGATAAATCAGTTTTTGTATTTTCTACTATAGGAATCCAACCTTCATCAGATGAATTTGGATTCTGTCCATTCCTTAAAATAGTTATAGGATCCCCATTATTACCAGTATCTGACCAATTATTTTGATATTCTGGGGAAGGCATCTGGGTTAAAGGGGTATCTAAAGGAGGTTTTGAAGTGCTTCCAAATCTTAAACTGTTACCCCATCTTCCTTCATAAATAATATCTCCTGGAAATGGTAAAAGAGGATGTATATCAGATTTTTCAATAAAGGTTTGTTGGCTTTGATTTGTAGGACTATTTAAATTTATTTCAGTAGAATCATCTTCTACTCTTCTTACATAAGAACCATTAATCCCTGTAGAAACATAATCATTTGAAGATTCTGGGGATAATTGTTCATAGGATTTTACATCAGGATAAGCATTATGATGAGGGTGATTCCATATACCAGTTGCTGGGAGGTAATAATATTCTAAAGCGTAATTACCAGTTCCAGGAACAAATTTACTAGGGACAGCAATAAGAAAAACTACTTCATTTACTAAAGGATAATTTTTCATTTGAGGAGTAAGAGGATAAGCAAATGCCTTTGAAGGTACGGTTCTATCCATATATTGAAAAAATATAGTTCCGATACCATTCCACTCACCTACATTTCCGTATTTAGGATGTTTATCATTTAATACTATATCTGTTACTCTAACAGGGAGAAATGTACTAGATAAATTTTGAATAGCATTTGTAAGAGTTTGATTATTACCATTCCCTCCTCCAGTATTAGAAACTGAATTGACAAATCTAGTGCCTATAGAAGTAGCTATTCCTTGTCTATAAATAGCCATTAGTCTTTTGGATTAAATTTTTTAACTTCGGATAATAATTGTGCTTTTTCATCTTCAGTCATTCCAAATCCTTCATCTTCTGATTTTCCAGTAGCTAAAGCACGTTGAATAATGGTAGCCATTTTGATTAGCTGTTCATCATTTTTGATTCCTAGTTCCATATATTCTTTAATTAGAGGAACTATTAAAGTAGCATCACCAATGTCGTTAATAAGAGGTTTTAATTCACCTATTAAAGCGGTAATTTGTTGTTCTTTTTTCTTTTGGTTTTCGTAAATTCC